GTTGCAAATGATTGTTCTATTATCTTATCGACATTTGGAAGTTTGAATAAGGTTATTAAATTTATTAAAGACCAAAATGAAGAGAGAGTTTCTATCTCTGTAATTGTTGACGAAGCGTCAACAGTTAACACTTGGGACGTCTTATATCTTGAGACACAAATTCAAGAAATTGGGGAATTTATGAATCTTGTTATGATTGGTGACACAAACCAGTTGCCTGTTTACTTCCCGTCAAATGATAATCAATCAAAAGAATCTATTATGGATGTTGCTTTAAAATTCAATGAACCAATTCAATTAAAGGTATCATATCGTTGTCCATCTAAAATTATTAATATTATGAATAAATTGTATTATAAAAATGCACTAATTTCGGGTAAAAAAGATAATAAGGACTGCATTTCGTTTATACATTCTGACGGTGTTGAAGAAGAAGAGAATGAAGAAGAAGCAAATCAAATCATGAAAATTATAATGAAATTTATTAAAATTGAAAAGGAAATATTAATTCTATCACCTTATAAGAGGCAAGTGGAATTGCTTCAAGATAAAATTGATAAAATTGGCTTTGCTAATGTCGAAATAATGACGATAGACAAGAGTCAAGGTTCAGAAAGCGACATTGTTATATTGTCATTAGTAAAATCTATTCCAACCAATTTTCTTGACGCAAAACGTTCCAATGTTATGATATCACGTACTAAAGATAAAATGATCGTTTTAGGAAATCGTCAAAATTGCCTAAAATCATCTAATCCGACCTTGAGAATCTTAGCGAAAAATAAGGGTTTTGATAATTTAAAAGAGAAGCCTTGAATTTAAAAAAACTTCACAAAAATGTGAAGAAAAATTTATTCTTTTTTAAATGTGAAACCTTGATGTTGAGGTTGGTCTCCTTTGAGACATTGACGGATAGGATCATCATTAAATGTAATCTTATCTTTATACAGTTTATTTAGCTGTTTAACACAATCTGGAACATAATGTGATGTCATAACAAAATTACCATTAGGATCTCTAACAGTAAATTTGTTCTCAGGAATCATTTCGGCGGCAGTTTGCATATCTTTACTTTTATCATTCATATTATCTTGTTGTGTTCCTAATGTTAGTGAGTCAAACGCATTTGAATAACGAATCAAGACACCATTCTCATCAAATAAATTTGATTGATTTTCATATTTTTAAAATCTTCTTCAAAAATTCCTTATAAATTTTTGAAAAATGTTTGAATAATTTTTATACAAAGTGCGTTAAAAACAAGTATTTTTAGTATAGTTATATTTTAATATGATACTTATTTTTGATACTGAGACTAGTGGTCTCCCGACTCTTGCTGGTGGGCGTTATCATTTAAACCCCAAAAAATTCAATTTCTATGATACCGCCCGAATTATCGAAATAGGATATGCGATTTATAAGAAAAATGAGCATGGTAAGTGGAAAACTGTTAAAGAGGTCAATAATCTTATTGTTCCGAATGGTTTTACAATAAATAATTCGCATATCCATGGAATAGAACATCAAACTTGTGTTGAGGAGGGTATAGACATAAGAAACGCTTTAAGCGAGTTCGCTGTGGACATTAAGAGATCTAACAAGATTTTCGCTTATAACATTAATTTCGATGTTAATATAGTTTTAGCCGAAGCGTATCGTGCAAACCATTGTGATATGATCAATGCAATGAAAGAAAAAATGGATGATATGAAGGCAAAGTGTGTTATGGAGCTCGCAAAGAGGAAAATGGAGTTATCTCATATAAAATTGGAGCCTTTACATAAAATGTTATTTAAAAGAGAAATTGTACAAACACATAGAGCTCTTGATGATGTTATGTTGACTGCTGACGTCCTATTTGAGATTACGAAAAAAAATTTCAAGAAGTCAAATATTGATTGATTGAGGTTAATGTTTCCCTTCGTATCTTTTTTAAAAAAAACGATCAAAAATCGTAAAAACTTAGTTGTTTTTTAACGACTTTTAGGGCTATAGGCAAAAATGTAATTTCAAAAAATCCTAATTAAAGTTCATAAGGATTTGTGATGAACACAAATGATAATTTACAAATCACCTTCGAAATTCCTAAATAAATTTTGAAAAATGTGTGTGAAACAATCATATAAAAATATAAAGCTTTATAATTTCAAGATGAATTACGAAAATTTCGAGCCAGGTAAGGGAGGAAATTATATAAAACACAAGATGACGATGAAGAAATTAAAAGGCAAAATGGAGTAGTTTTCAAAAAATATGTAGATACACGTAAGCAACAAACTATTGACGACCCAACGAATGTGTATTATTCCACCAAATTTCCCTTTACTCCACATTTCAAAGGATATTATCGAGGTATTAAATATGTCCCAGCACTATATTATATTCTCAAAAAGGATGAAAAGGGTAATGTTATATTTGAACTTGTAGAACTTAAAGGATATTACTTTGAAATTGCTAATGGTGAATTGTATAATAGTTATGATAATAAAATAGGTGGTAAAGGAGCTAGAATACAATTCAATAAAATTACCATTAGTCTCCACATTATGTTTCTTGTAAGTCTCTATCCATATTTCAATTGGAGGTTCTTCTTTGAAAATTTAAGACCAGGAGGATGTGTTTCTGTTGACCATCTATTAGGCCCAGGCAATCACAAACGTTGTCATCCTAATCTGTTAGAAGTTGTTTCTTGTGGTGAAAATAGTGCTCGTAAATTTCATTTTAACACAAAAAGAAGTGCTGAATCTAATGAAAAAAATAGTAAAACCAGCTCAAAGTCTGTATCCATTAAAAAAGATGGTGTATATGTAACATATGATAATGGAGATATTATTGAATACAAAAATGCCAAAGAATGTGCGAAGGAAATTTATAAAGGAAAAGAAACTGATGAAAAATATGAAAAAAAAATTAATAATTTAAAAGAATATATTATACAATATATAAATGGGAAAAAAAAATCAGTTAGTGGATATACTGAATACACATTTGTGCGTGGTCAAAGTTATATTAAATCACAAGAAGACCTTTATATAACTAAATGGAGACTTGACATTGTTAATAATAAATATGTAATTGAGAAATATATTGTAAAGGAAATATGGACTTATTATGAGGATTTAGATGATGAACATAAAAAAGAGATTAAAGATTTCTTTAAGGATAATAAAATACCAATTGCTATGTCTGATTGTGGAAGAGTTATGAATCAATATGGAGACAAATCTTATGGAAAATGGGCTAAAGAGGAAAAAAGTAGATATTACAATAATCGTACCATATACACTATTATTTGGTATTGGTTTGCCTCAATTGAAGAAATTAAAAAATTACAAAATGGAAAACAAGATAGATTAAAGCTTTGCCATTGTGATGGTAAAATTAAACATCCATTAGTTAAAAGACAAAGTGAAAATGGTGAAGAGAATACTAATATTTGGGGGACTTTTTATCTTGGTGACGATGATTCTAATGGAAAAGATAAGATTGCTAACCAGTTAAGAAAAGCCCAAGAAAATAAAGAAGGTCATTTTAAAGCGTTTAAAGATGGTGAGCCAATTAGTGACAAAATTTTCGTATCAACAACGGATTTCAATATCTGGTCACAAAAAAATGGATATAAAGAAAAGTTTCAATGTATTATAAGAATTTTAAACCCAGACACAAAAAGAACGATAGAACACGGTCTAACTTTCAAACTGGCTTATGATACCACAGACACTTCTATTGAAGGTTAAAAAATATATGATTTTGATTAATGTTTCCTTTCATAAATTTTACTAAAAAACGATCGAAATCGTAAAAACTTAGTTTTTTTAACGCCTTTTCGGGCTAGGAGAGCGTTGATAAGTCATCTGTTTCGTATTCGTGCGGTTCATATTGATAATAGTACCAGTCGTGTGTTTAGTATCAATCTCCTCCGTATTGGATTTAATCAACTTTCCATCCTTATCAGAATAAATGATAGTCTTGATTCCATATTGCATAGCTACATTCTTACAAGAAGAGCATGGCATCGCGTTTGATAAAACTTCGTTACCATTTTGATCGGTTGAAAAGCGAATACTATACAAAGTAGCCTTTCTTAACCTCTTCTTATCTTTCACTTTGGAAATTGCATCAATCTCTGCATGTCTGGTCACAGCCTCGCAACAAAACCTGGAAGTTCCCCCAAGATTTGAGGATCCAACAGATATGATTTTGCCACCAATAATAATTGCTGCGTAATGCTTTGAAAGACGATTCGGATTAAAAACAAGCGACTTTTGAGTACCGTTGTACTACACACGCACTATTGCGGTCATACTCATTATTAATAGAATTCATAATTCGATGGAAACGACACATTTTCTTATAATCTTACTTCTTATAATTTTTTCAAGTTTATTTTTCAAACATTTTTAGAAATTTTGTAAGGAATTTTAATCAACATTATTGAAATTCACCAATTTTTTGGTCGTCCCTATCATAGATTTCATTGTGTTTTACAAAATATGTTTTGTTTGATTTGTAAATTACAAATTTTCTTTTTTCGGTTAATTTGTCAATTTCATAGTTCAATTTTTGATTTGTTTCTTTTAGATTTTTCATTTCTTTTTCTAATTTACGTTTTTGTTCTTCGAGAATTTTAAGGATTTTTGGATAATTTTCTTGATTTTTTCCATCAATTTTGTTTTCAATTATATCTAATTTTCGTAGAATTTCATCCATTTTTAAAACTTTAACTATATTATCTTTTTATATGTTTATTTGAAAAGACTTTCGAACTGTTTGGGCAACTGGAAATTTGCTTCAATTCCAACACCAGACGAGCCAAAACCACCTGAGCCACGTGCCGTATCAGATAAATCGTCTTCCTCATCAAGAAGTTCAAATTTGATAGGTGAAAGGTCAGGAGAACAAAGCTGGAAAAGCCGGATGCCTTGCTCAATTTTGAAATCTTCATCGGAAATATTATCGACAACAGCCATAATTTCACCCCTATACGAAGAGTCAATTATACCAACCGAATTTGCGAGGCGAAGAGTTGTCTTTGAAGCCATAGAAGAGCGTGGGTAGAGGTAGAAACCTCTAATAAGACCATCTTCAAAGGACGGTTCACACATTAGACCGAGCTTAATTTTGAATCCAATCGCGTTACCTGGCACAGTAATCGTTTGAGGCGTAACTAGATCAAGACCACTTTCTGTTGAGGACTCTTTCGCAACGTAACGGAAATAATTGCATGGGAAATCTCCGATAGCTTTAATTTTGAGAAACATCTTTGTTATATAATTTACAATATATATAAAAAATTTCAAAACATTTTTAAAAAAATATTAAGGAATTTTGAAGACAATTTTAACAATTTGATTTGTGTTCATCACAATCCTTGTAAAAAATGTTAAAAAATGATACCTGAAACTTATTATAATTGTTAGGAAATTAAGAGCAAAATGATGTTGAATTTTAAAACGTTTGATATGACATTTAGTGATTATGAAGAGAAATGGGCAAAATATAAAGCCGAAAACGGTATTACAGAAGAGTGGTATGACGAAGAAGATGAAGACGATATTGATTTGTCTCATTCATCTTCCTCTTCAACTGATGTTAAAGTTGAGGTTGAAGTTGAAGAATTTCAAGAAGTCGTAAACAAAAAAGTTAAGAAGATGATGAAGAACTATTATAAGGGGACTGTATTCAAATTCTTCACAAAGAACCACTTTGGCTATCTTCAAATTGAAGGAATTCCTAAAGACGTTATGTTTCAAAGAAATCAATTGAAGTCAAGTAAGCGTCCTTATATTGGGACGAAAGTGACAGTTGAACAGATTGAAGAAAAGAATGGAAAATTTACCGCATTTGGTGTAAAATTTGCCTAATCAAAAATCTATTTTAGATTTCTGGAATTTATTCCAGTTTTTTATTAGGAAATTTGTAACGAAACTACAATGTATTCAAAATGTCGTTTAAATTCCTTATTATTTTTTTAAAAAATGTTAAAAAACGAACTTGAAAATTAAAAATATATTAGAAGTATATTAATTATGGGTTGTAACCTATCGGTTTCGAATAATTATACCCCGAGTCTCTATCCCGATGAGACATTGCTTCTCTTTGATTTAAAGAAAAAAAAGGAAAATGGAGATGATTTTACCAAATTATATTACAAAATAGCGCCGAAGATTCGTGATATTCTCAGGAATGGTAATCGTAAAGACTTATTGTATACATGCGAATTGATTACCAAGTTATTCGGAGACAAATCGTTGTACTGGTTGATGTTATCTCGTAAACCTGCTGATGAAATTTTCAAAAATATTTAAATAAAAAACCCGGTTGTCTTCGGATAATCAACGTTTTTTTATAATCTTGAAATAGTGCGACTAAACTGTGGTCTGAAATAATTTCATATAAAAACAAGACACACAAATATTTGTATGTAAGATGAATGCTAAATCAGTAGAATATGTGCTATATTTCGATGGAGCGTCAAGAGGAAACCCTGGAAAAGGATCATCAGCTTCTTTGATTATGAATAAATCTACAAATAAGATAGTTTGGCAAGGTTGTAAGTATTTTGGAGACAATACAGTAACAAATAATGTTGCTGAATATCATGCGTTATTGCTTGGAGTTAATGCGATGAAAAAATACGAATTCAATAATGTGAAAATAATGGGAGACTCCCTTTTAGTTGTAAATCAGGTGAAAAAAATATGGAAATGTAAAAATGCTGTTTTGAATGAATATTTGCAAAAAGTTTCTATGAAACTGAAAAATAAAAAGTATGAAATATCACATATTCCCAGAGAAAAGAACACACTCGCAGATAAATTGGCAAATGAGTGTCTTGATAATCGTAAAAGTATCTCAATCGTTTCAAAAGAAATCTTAAAAGATTAGGAAATTTGTAACGAAACTACAATATATTCAAAATGTCTTTTAAATTCCTTATTATTTTTTTAAAAATGTGTTTTCGTGTAAGAATTAGTCAGTATAATATATCATTAAAGATATGAAGTTTCAATTCATCAAAGGAACGACATTTGAAAAGGAGTTGGGTAATATTCAAAAATATCGGTGCAATTTTGATGGATGCTTTTATTCGAGTAATTTTAGTTCAAAAGTGAAGAGACACAAACAAAATATTCATAACATTGACGTCGTCTGGTTTCACTGTGATCAAAAAGGATGTGAATAT